GTCGAACTAAATGCTCCAGCACCTCTAACTGTAGAGAAACCCTCTGTAACTACAACTGTTGCACCAGCAGCTAATGCTCCTGAAGTCCTAACTCTTACAGCACTTACATTGGCTATACTTGAGTGAGAAGATACAGCCGAAGCACCTTCTAAAAGGTCAGCAGTTCCATACCTTCCTCTACTGTATTTATACTGACTATATCTCATGTGAGATTAGCCTAGTTCAATGTAATATCTAAATCACCTGATGGAACACGAAATACATCTCCTGATGCAATTGCCTTACTAGCAGTTAATGTCGCATAGACCATTAAGTTACCTGAAGTTGATGCATCGAATATACCCACATGTGTTATCGTACCCCAAGAACCAGTAGCAGTAGGAAATTCAACAGCTGCGTTGTTACTTGTTGTGTCACCTGAAGTAGTAAATGCCATAGATTGTCTTGCATAAGCATTGCCTGATACCTCTGTTCCACCACCTGTCTCTCCCGGTGCGGCTGTGAATAGTCCTATATACTTGGTCGATGGTGCTGTATAAGCTGCACCTGCAAACACATGGTCTAGTATTTCTGTCTCTAAAAAGTTTGTAAAACTCATACTAATCCTCTCACTTTAAGTTTCAACCCTGAACCACTATAACGAGCCAGTTCAGAGGCTTCATTTAATCTAGCTACTGCGGCAGAATACATCTGTGCCCACATAGCTACCCTTTCGTCTTCTGCTAGATAAGGTGCTGAATGTAGTAAAGCTCCATAGAGATATACATCAGGCGAATCTAATAAAAGCCAATTATCTGCGTTACTGCTACTCAAAGCTGTTGTCTTTTGATAGTAGAGTAACTCAAAATCTGTTTCAGCAGATGGTGTTGGATATAACTGAAATTGACTATCTGCGTGTGTGTAATAAATTGGTGTTCCTGCTACGTCTTCAGCACTTGATCGTTTATCTGCCATTGAATCTCTTGATATGAGAGTGACTGCTGAAGTACCACTAGCTGTTATATGTAACCTTATCGTTTCCAACCAATCGGAAGGTATCTGTATATATTCATCACTAGCATCCTGTTGACCACTTGCACGAGCTTCCATCTTCCAATGACGTACATCTCTGTTAATCTGTGCTTCAGCTAATGTAATGAAATCAGGTATGACTGCTGTTAGATCGTCTCTGTTCAGGAAGTCAGCAATACTTGTTTTTAATGCTGTAAATGTATTGAGTGCCATATTAAAATCCTAGATTGCTTTGTACTTCTAACTCATAAGGTGATACTCGACCTTGCAAATATTGTCTCTTAAAGTTTTCAACTTGAGCATCATTGTATCCTTGTGTAGCACTTATGATCTCTGCTTGTTCTCTAGGAGTTAACCCACTTAAAGCCTGTGCAAAGCTTACATCTAGATCAGATGGATTACCAAATGATTGCATACCTACATCGGCTAACATAGACCTCTTCATTGCCTCTGTCTCTCTCTGTGATACAGCACCTAATGGTTGTAACATATTAGGATCGTTTGAAAGAGTGCCATCGTTCCAAAACTTTTCAGGTGGTGGGTTTACAAACTGATTTGGATTAGCATTGAAAGGATCAGGGTTGCGAAATAAAAGGTCTTGACCACCAGTTCCTGCATAATAATTACCACCATATTTACCACCTTTTTGTAAGCCTCTCATTTTATTCAATGCAGGTGTAGTAGGATTGCTATATGGTCGTGTGTTTGCTAGAGGATCAAGTGTTTGCATCTCGTTAGGTGTGTAGTTGGATGTTTTATCTCGATCAAATCTGTTTTTATCAAGCCATGATTGGTAACCTGATCCTGTCTTGCCTATATCTTTACCACCTGACATGATCCCCATTTCTTTATCTGAGACTCCTGTGCCTCGTTCCTTTAAGAGCTTTTGTAGTAATTCCATGATACCAAAATTGCTTTCTGCCATCTTATCTCTCCCTTGTTTTTCCGATAGTATATTCTATTTTTGCCTTCGTGTTTGACTGAATACATTTGCTAATGCACCCATAACATCCCTTCTTTGATCCTTTATTTGCTGACTATGACCTTCATCAGACCATTGATCATCCATAAATACTCCTAAAGCTCTAGCAATATTTTCTTGTATATCTTCCAAAAATGGATACTGTGGATTCTTCTTGTACTCTCCCATTAGAGCTGTCGTATAGAGCTTACCTAGAATTTCTCTTGGATTGTTTCTACCTTCGTGATGTGATACATTAACTTGATCTTCCATATCCAAGTGAGCAGTTCTAGGATCACGCATCCATAACTCCATCAAATTCTCTTGTGTCATAGCATGAGGCTTCCTATTGATCATAGACTCTACCACATCACTCAAAAAGACATTGCCATCGCCTAAATTCCAATCTAGATAATGACCATACTCGTGTCCAGTAACATTCTGAAAAGGGATTAGAGGATTTCCCTGATGATCAATAGCATCTCTTGACATTTCTGCACCATCCCTAGTTATAGCCAAATGATTTTCATTAGGATTAAACTTACCCCATGCTTTTAATAGACCTCGTTTATTTAAATCCCAGTTCATACCAGTATTCCTTTCTAGCCATTCTCGTTCATACTTATCTCTTGGTTCAATATCTAGATGTGGATTCTTTGTTACATTAGCTGTAATAAAGCCACTACCTGTGCCTTTACCATAAGGAATATCTCTATCAGCAGATGATGAAAGTTGAGCATCCCAAGGGAATAGATTCTTTCGATCTACCTTCAATCCAAACTTCTCGAAGGTCTTTAATGTTCTATCACCAAACTCATTCCATATAGGATGGCTACCATGAACCATGTCAACTGTTGCACCAAAGGTTGATGGTGTGTACTGATCATAATAATGTGGAGACTCTCGTTGAGGTATATCCATTACTCCTGCTCTTTGTTGATACACTTCTTTAAGTTTATTTATCTCTTGTTGATTGGGTTTAGTGTTAGATGCTGAACCTAACAAACCACCAAGACCTTCGTATGCTTCTTTTAGTAGACTCATTTCTTTTTCTTCTTTTGTTTTAATTTAGCTTCACCAATCTTAATTGCCTTATCTATACTCTCTTCAGTTAATACAGTCTTCAGTTTTTGTTGCATTATAGATTTATTCAATGCAGATCGATTTTCATTAGGATCAGCCATTCGTTCAGTTGTTATACGTTCACCAAAGCCACCTTTATCTTTGATTACCATTAAGTCTAACAGACTAACTGGTTCTTTAATACGACCTATTCCTGTTCCACCTACAGCTCTATTGTATGATCTATGATCTGAATCTAATATACCTTTTGATGCATCAGGTAGCATTATGTTGTGTAGTGTGTAAGGATCAGTAAATAATTGTGTAGGATCAGCATTAGCTAGTTGATGTTGTAGCATTGAGCCTATCTCATTTTTAGCTTGAGTATCTAAATGTTTAATTATGTCTTTCCTTTGCGGCCCGGTTAGTTTCGATAAGTCTGTTTTTGCAAGACCTTGCCAATCAGGAAATAAATGCACTTGTTTACTAACTTCCTTCCCTTTTTTGTTTTTATATTTTTTCTTAAATGTTTGATTAGATAACATATTATCTATATCAGCTATGTCTTTTTTGCTTAGATTAGTTAAGGCGGCTTTAACCATTGTGTCAGTCGTTTGCACACTATGGTTAATAGCACCTCCACCCATCTGCCAATTAGCCATAACAGTTGCACCAAGTAGACCTTTCGCTTTTCGTAATTCTTCAGCTTCAAGTAAGTTATTCATTAAGGTAGGTATAGCTATCTGATCATTTGCCCATGCCATGCCTTTATTCTTAGGAGCAAAAGCAAAACCTTGACCACCTTCATCCAAGACACCACCATAACCTATCTCTTTACCTGCTACTTCCATAGTTCTTTGACCTGTGTTTGTCGTGTCTGCCATGCCTGATACCAAAACTCTATCAGCATAATCTCTTAACGACACTTCAGGAACTTCAATTGGAGTGCCTTCTTTCTTAAAGTTTGGTGTTAACAAACCCTTTTCTAATGCATCCTTTAATGCATCATCTTCTATCCTGTCTCTGCCATAACCTTTAGATATCTGTTGGAGTATGCCTTTATTGATACCTGCATATCTTTGGTCATCACTTAACAATCTTCTACTTTGCTCAGTTACAGATGGAGGGTAACTGCTTTTAAACCCCATATAATCTTCAAATGCTCTTCTGCTTGGAGATGATATTATTCCACCCTCATACATATTTTTAAGAAGAGGATCAACATCTACACCCTGTCTATCTAAACTAAGCAGAAATTTGGATGGCTTACTTGCATTATCCATGTATGAAAAAGGTGAGATATCTCCTTTTGCTACTGATCTATTTAAGTCATCAAGTTGCCCAAGAGCTTCTACATGATTATAGATTTGTTTTTCATTTTCTGTCATACGAGCTATCCACTCACCCTCTAATGCTCTATATACTGACTCTCTCATATTTTCCATTACAGCCTTCTCACTAGGCATCATGTACTTTGTATCTTTAACAACTAATTCTAATGAATCTAATCCTGCTTGTATTTGTTGCATTCTCTCAAAAAGTTTTGCTTGTTCAGCTTTGGATGTATTCTTATCCATCCACTTAGCCTGATTCATTGCTTTTTCAGCTTCTAAACCTTGTTGAAGATCAAGCATACTCTCCCTATTAACAGTTCCACCACCTGCTAAATCATCTGCATTTTGTACTGCATGTTGTATTTCATGGACTATTACTTCTGAATGTCTAGGTGTTAAGCCTATTTCAGGATCAACATATAGTGTAATTTCTTTCTTACTAGGACTATGTGATCCTTCTGTTGTGAAATATGGTGTGCCATCTTTATGGAACTTAGTTTCTCCTGTCTTGCCATCAACCTCTTTACCTGTGATTAAATTGATCTTGTAGTCAGCAAGTTCAGGGTAGTTCGTAAATAGTTCAGGATGATCAAACAGTTCACTAGCTTTGTATGTACCAACTGCTGTGTCAACAGGGATGTCATATGGCATTCGAGCTACTTCTTGAGTTGCCAAATCAGTAAACTTCATATCTTTATCATTGATATGGTGAACTACACTACCTCTTGGTGTCATGAAATGATTTGTTTCTCTGAATGCTTTTTCTATAGAAGCTTTAGTGACACCTTCTTGATCAAATATTCTAATAGCTCTTGCTTTAGCATCAGCTTGTGAACCATACTTCTCTGTATTCCAAGTCTTTGAGGTTCTTCCTGAATACATTTGTGTGCCTATAGGGGTAGGGAATAGCTCATCGACTTTAGATAGTATTCCCTCAGCTTTTGGTACTTTTCCTAAAACATTTCTTGGTAATGCAGACCAACCTAATAACCAATCACCGGGATGCTGTTGAAATGCATCTCTTCTACCTTGCTCTGTACTCAAGCCTTCTATGATTTCTTTGCCTATTGTTGATGCCTTAGCTTCATTTAATAAAGATTGATCTGATGCAAAAGAATCTCGCCAATCTTTAAAAGGCTTTTCATATTTTTTTGGTGTTAAAGTGTCATAGAATACATCAGACAAATTAGTCATTCCACCTTGAGTAATATCAAGTAAGCCTTTACCTACTTTAAATGGGTTAGCACCTACTTGAATAAGACTTTTAGAAATTTCAGGAATGTGTGCAGGGATGTTCTCAGCGAACCTATCTGCTGATTTAAGTAGATTAGTTTCTGTAGTTGATGGTGCAAATTCAAAGACTGACTCAGGTACTCCCATGTTGGTCAAACCAGTTACAGCTTTGTCAACTAGACCAGTAGCATACTTCTCTCTGCTGTCTTCTGTACCTAAAAGACCTCCTACATCAGATCGTGCTACACTCCACATATCCCATAGAAAACTCATACAACTCCTTTCAAATTCCTTCGTAAAGGTTTATCCCAATTCTGATTGTAAGGTTGATAACCTATAGCGAGGTAACGGAATGCATCTGCCCCATGTGATGCCCAGTTGTGGTTTGGTCGCATCCTCCAAGTCTTACCATTGTCATCCCAATCTCTCTGATAGTTTAACAGACAGTCTATTCCCTTCTCACAGTTTTTTTCATCAAAGAAACATTTGTCTATCATAGCTCTTACTTGTTGTATGCCATCGTCAATGAGTAACTGAGGTGCAATTTCAACTTTGTCAGCATGAATACCTAACTGATCTAATGTCTCAAGTCTACTCTTTCCTGTTCCAAGCTCTCTAACTCTGATGTCATGTGGAAAGACATACTGATCATAAACATAACCCTTATCCTGAAGGACTTTGACATAGTGTTCTAGTCCTACACCTGATGCCTCATAGTAGTCTATTAGATGAACTTCAGTACCAACAAACTGTGCAAACCATATAGCCGTTGAATCTCCAATGCCTAGATCGAAACTTGCAACAACACCTGTGCCACGATCATATCTTACCTTTCCAATACGATCCTCATCTTTAGCTCTTCTCATTTCAGTTGCGTAATAGCTTCCTTCGCTGTAGATTAGATAAGAACCCTCCCAAATATGTTCATACATGTCAGGTCGTTGCTCTTTATCTTCTAGTCTTGTCTGCTCCAGTACATCAGGAAACCAAGGGTTATCCCTAAAGTTCAGCATTACACCTTTACTATCATGAGGTATCTTATCTCTGAATCTCTCATTAGTTGCTGAGTATTTACTCTCAGGATTCCATGTCACCCATATCTCTGAGTCTACTTCCCTGACTGTTGGGATCAATACATCATAAGCTCTGCCACTTAATGCTTCAGCTTCATCAACCCAACACAATAAGATACGAGCTTTAGATTTAATTGAGTCAAGTGATCGTCTAAGACCTGAGAATGTATAAGAAATGTTGCCATCCTTAGATCGTATGTACTTTTCACCTATCTCGTAATACTCTTCTAGCCAAGGGATTGACTGAATAGCTGTCTTGATCTCTTCTAATGAGGAATCACTCAGGGAGTTCATAAACTCTCTAGCACAAAGTATCTGACCTCTTCTTGGTGGAGTAGAGTTGCCCCATTGATAACCTTTAACTGCTGTCATCAGAGCAAATGATCTTGTCTTGCCTGATCCTCTACCACCGTAAGAATATCTAGTTCGAGCAGAGCCTTCAAACACAGGCACTAATTTTGGTGGCAGTTCTATCTCAGCTCTAGTCTTCTTCTTCATTGACCTTAGCTACTAATTCAATGACATTTGGTTGCATACTCTTATCACTCGAAATAATATCTTGATCCATCTTATCGTGGAAGCCATGCTTACCTAATACAAGCTTAGTGATCGCTGAATTAAATGTGTTGTTGAGTCCTTTATTAACCAATGTCTTCTGTTGAACTTGCATACATCTCCCTAATATGTCGGAAAACTCTTTGCTTTCTTGACTTGCCCAATCGTATAAAGTGTCTCTGTGTAAGCCTAAATGCTCTGCCATTCCTTCAATGCTTGGGATCATATCACCATACATCTCATAGTCAGTAATGTAAGCTATTGCCTTCTCTACGATCTCTTTAGAATATTTAGTTGGTCTAGCCATTCAAGTGTACCTCCCCTTCAAACCTATCTAATATTTCAGATTGTACTTCCAATATAAACATCTCTACCTCTGCATCAATCTCTTCAATACTACTGTCTGTTAAATCTGCCATCATCTTACACA